AATTGATGATATTCTTAAATTCCAAAAAATGTAATATAAGTTATAGAAGAATAAAAAAAAGTGCCGCATTTAACGGCACTTTTTATTTTATATTAACTTGCTAATTTTCATAGCTCTTATCAATCTTGTTATCCCTATTCCACCTCCTACACGTGGTATAAACCTATTTTGTAAAAATTCATCTAATTCTTCCATAACTCTTTGCTCACTAAATAGACTAAACAATTTTCTTGCGTAATCTCCACCTTCAATTGAAAAGAAAGTTTTTCTCATTTGTTCTACATCACAACTTCTTTCAGCTGAACCAATAGTTTCTTGACCGTGTAGAATAACATCAATCTTTTTAGCTGTTCCATTATCACGTCTTTCCATATTCCAGAATGGATTAGTTCTTTCCGGGAAATTCATAAGCATAATAGCATCTTTGCCATCATTATTCATTCTACCTTCAATATGAGAATCAATAATATCAACTCCGTACTTAGAACAAACATCTTCATAATTAGCTATTTCAACATCTTTAAAACCTAAGTACTCTAATAATTCTTGTTCTACAATAGCTAAATCTGTCATAGTTCCAGGAAACTCAAACTCAAACATAGGAAATATCATACAATGTCTTCCTTCAATTGGTTCTTTTTCAGCACGGTATGACGTACTAAGGCAATGATATCCTATAGCTGTAGGATTGTTTAGTAGCTCATGTTCTAACCACATCTGTCCAGTTTGTGGTAGGGGCCACACTTTACCGGCATATTCATAAGTACGAACATTAAATGGATCTTCGCAAGCAGCAAGAATAGATAATCTATTTTGAGTATGCACTTCAAGAAATCCCTTATCACTAAAAAACAATCTAAGTTTTTTAACTACTTTGGTGAAATCTTCAGAATCAATGTGAGGATAAAAAGACGAGTGCAAAGAATGCTTTTTCATTAATTAATGATTTAAGTTGTTATAGAATTAGCAAAAATAAAAAAAACTAACATTACGTGGATTATTTTTTTTCAATAATTTCATCATAATCATCAAATGGCATCCATTTAGCTAACAAATGAGATATTTTTTCATAATCTTCAAGCAACTTTTCTTCTATTCCAGCTTGCATCTTAATCTTTTTTTTAAGTTCTTTAATTTCTGAATCTTTAAGTTCAATTATTTTTTTAAGTTTCTTAATTTCGAATAATAAATCAACTGTGTCCATTTTCTATTAAATATCTGTATTGAATAAATCCTTTAAAATTATTACACCAACCATAAATATCACTTCCTTGTTTAGCCTTTGATGTATCACCTTTTACAAAATTGCTATACTCTGTATCACTCATAGCTTTAGCACAATGTTCAAATGGACTCCAATGACCACTTTCTGCTAGTCTATCGTGCAATTTAATATCATTTTCATAGTTAGGTTCTTTACTTTCTTCACCCACTACTGTATAACTTACTCTTGCACATCTTGCTGTAGAAACTTTAATAATAAGATTTTCATCAAAAAATCTTTCACCATTTATAAATATATCAAAAGATTTATTTTGATAATTAACATTGTCACCAAAAGGAATATGCCATTCATCAGCTTGTAATTGTTTAGGTTTAGATTCATTATAAGCATCATACATAAGTTCAGCTAATGCCATAATATGTATTTCAGATTGACCTTTGTTTAATGTTAACCAATACTTATTTTCTAAATTTGCAACTTTTACAAGTTCTGGATTTTCTTTTAAAAATTCTTTTTTACTTTTAAATCCATCATAATTAGGGCATCTTAAATCAAAAAAATTATTAAAGTCAGATGATGTTATAATTACTGTATGCCACATAAATGGCTCAAGTAATCTGTTACAAAGTTGTTTAGTTATACCACCACTTTGATTAAGAATTTTAGCCTGTTGTATAGCATAATCTCGTGCTGTCAACCAATCTGTTTTACAAGTTTCTGTTCCTATCTTATCAAAATATTCAGTTCCTTGCATACCTTTATGGTCTTTTTGCCAAGCAATAGGTATAAAAGGATTTTCTTGTACTGATTTAACCATTTTATCAAACGGTATTGCTCTACTTGATGCAGAATTTCTTGAGAACATTCTGTGAGTATTAAACTCAGCTAATATTATTCTTGGAAATGTTACTATAAATGTAGTTAATCTATCTTTTTGAGGATTAATAGAATCTGCTATAATTTTAGCATTAATATTGCTCATAGTTATTTGATTTTAATAATAAATTAAGTATTTTTTTCTTTCCAATTTTGATATTCTTCATCAATTAATTCGCATAATGTATTGTATGTATTTCCATTAGGTAGAAACATATAACAATCATCATCACCATAACAATAATCAATGCTTTTTAAAAATTCTTCATGTACCGGGTTATCAACATAAGTACCATCTTCAAAATATTGAGTACTACCTTCTACAAGATTTCCTAATTCACTATAATCGTGATCGGCCGTAACATTAAATTCTTTACATAATATCGAAACATCTTTAATATTAGGCGACCACCTTGTTTCATATTGCATCACTAGTTCATAATTATCATCATAAGTAAGCACGTCATCAACATAAATATTATAGAAATAACCATCTACTATATCAGATGAATGTATTTTTTGAGCTTCTTTTTCTTTATCTTCTAATTCTATTGCAGTTTGAATTGCATTATTTAATGCTTCAATATTTTCTTTAGTACCGGCAAATACTATGTAATTTGAACACCAATTTGGCATAATTTAAATTTTAATTGTTAGCTAATACATTTTTGAAATTTTTTCATTAACTCCATAATCAATTAATAAAAATTTACCATTTTCTATACCCCAATTTTTGCTATTAAACAAATCACAATTGTTAAAATCAAATTCAGGTATAATAGTTTTTATAGCTACAACATTCTTTGGATTTATATTAGAAGCAATTTCATATCTTTTCATACAAATTATTCCAAATTTGTACCAATGCAATTGTCCAAGTAATCCACAATTAGAATATTTGTTGTAAATATATTTTTCTTGTTTGCATTGTAAATAACCTCTTCTATCAATTGGTATTTTTATTACAAATTTTTTAAATACAATTACTAATCTTGTGCTTAATTTAATTTTCATTGTGTTTGTTTTAAAGTTTAAAAAATAGTCCTGACAGGATTCGAACCTGTAAAAATGGATGCACTCGGTCTTATACCATACGTCTGCCAATTCCGCCACAGGACTATAAAATAAAACATCTTGTTCAGGGTAGGTAGGAGCCCGTTACCTTTATCTGAACCCTTTTGCCATCATTTTCTTTACAGGTGATGTTTTATTTTTTGTGGATTTCATTGTAGTATTCTATACCACTATTATAATTACCTACACACCTATAATAGTCATAAGCATTTTCAATTTGCTGCTTTTCAAGTTCAAGGGCTTGCTCTATTTCAGCATTGTAAAACTCGATAAATGATTTGTCATGTTTTAAAATCTGTTGAATCAAAAATTCTACTGCTGTCATAACTTTTGTATCTTCTTGCATTTCTGAATCAATTTTATCGGAATACTTTATTTCGTTAAAAATTGCAGTTATTCTTTTTTGATCATCTACATTAGCTATATTTCCTTCTTCAAAGATAATAAGTAACTCACAAGCCTCATTTAAAAGTCTTTCTAAAGTTTCTTTTTTCATGTTATTCTATTTAAAAAATGTAACGAATTTTATTCCAAGGTATTATCTCATCATGTAGTTTTACAAATCTATTTATAAGTTCTGATTTTACTCCAAGTTTGTACCTAATATTTTCTGAACCAAAGGAACTTACTTTATCTTCTTGCCATTCAGGTTTCCAAAGTAATTCTTCTGCAGCATTATAACCATTTTTAATATTATACTCATGCATTTTACTATTGTGAGTTAGCATAATGCATTCTGCAAATATATCTTTCTTTATTTTATCATCAACAAGATAATCAATTTTTTTAAACAATTCTGTGTACAAAACTTTTGATTCTGGTACAGCAATTATAGGACTAAAATTAATATGAACATCATAACCTGCATAGTAAAAATCATTTATAGCTTCAATTCTTTCCGAAATTAATGATGTATTAGGCTCAAGTATATCTGAAAGTTCTTGTGGCATTAATGAAAATCTAATTCTAATTTTCTTTTTAGGATTATAATTTAATAGCTCATTATTTACATATTTAGTTGCAAATGTGCCCATTGCTTTGGGATGATGTTTAAAAAAGTCAAATATCTTTTTCCATTTATGATATTTCAAATGCAATGCAAAGTCTTCGTTGCAAGATATATCATAAGTAGTAAATTCAGAGTGTGTTTGATTTGGTTTATCAATTTTTGTAATATTGGCATGCAAATTTACAATGTCTAAAATCTTATCTATATTAGTAGCTACTGATAATCCTTCAGGTTTATTTCTACGCATATAGCAATAACTACATTTAAATAAACAACCATGAATAAAAGAAGGAGTAATGAAATCACTACTCCTTCCTGATGGTTTTATATCTAATGCTTTTCTAACTGTTTGAGTTATCATATTATTAATCTAATTCTTTAAGTTTTGCAAGA